GCTATAATTTATCAAATATTTTTCATAACTTTATACTAATGAAAAGTAGTATAATTAAAAAGATTGAAAACTTAGAAGATTTAAGACTCACTTCCAACCTTTTAATTCTGCAAGAACACTTTAAAAAATGGTTAGATCAAAAACCTCACAACAAAGAACTTGAAGCTGCTAGCGCCTCGCTCATTCAAGTATCTCTTTTATGCAATAGTTTAATTACTGATAAACAACATTTATATATGATTGCCGAAGAATACAGAATGGACAAAATAAGAGCGGTAATGAGAGCAAGAGAAGCGGAAGAAGAGTTAGACAAATCATTTAAATAAAACTATGAAAAAAACAATAGAAGAAAAATTAAGAGATGAATTACTAAGAATAACAAAATTCAATTATTTATTAATTCATAATAAAGTTCAACAACGAGAAGCCAGAATGACTGAAAAAATTTGGGATAAATTTGAAGAATATGAAAAAGAAAAGAAAGAAAAGGAAAATGAAGCGAACGGATTGGGAAATTAAACCTCATAATAAGGTTATTAATAGAATTTATAGACTTTCTCCTAAAGGATTATACAGAAGAACAATTTAAAACAACTAAACTATGAAAACAAACGAAAAAGTATTTCACGAAAATTATTACAAACAATTAAATAAAAAAACAAAAGCTGAACTGATAACAAAGTTAGAAGAAAAGCATTTGGAATATAGAAAACTAGGATGGGAACTAGAAACCAGCGGTCACTATGAAATTAAAATTTGGAAAAATAAAAAACAAGTTCAAAATTTAGAATTTACGTGGGAAGATAATCCGCACGGAGCAAACTTTAAAGAGGTTAAAGATCTAGAACACGGTTTAATGACTGCTTATCAAGATTATGAAAGCATCGTGGAGAGTCAAATTATAATAAATAACGATTGGGATGAAAGAAGATAATATAGAAAAGTTTTTAGACATTTTATATAATGAGTTTCTCGGCTTTGTTATAACTAACGAAAAAGACATAAACAAATTTTATAAAAAAGAATATAAAAACAAACCAAAAAACCATTATTTAGGATTTTGTTATACACTATGGAAAACCGAATACTTAAAAGAAATAGAAAAAAATGAGAAATCTAAAAATGAGAAATCGTAATCCCTTATACAGAAAAATCTTTCCAAATTCATATAAGATTAAAAAAAAATACATTAAGAAATTAGGATTAGTTTCTTATGATGTACAAATATTAGACGATGAAATTGACCCTTTTGATGTACACATATCGGAAGATGGAATAGAAATAAATACAGATAATTATAATAATATAATTTTAACACCTGAGCATCTTGAATATTTATATGATTTAAATAAAAAATTAAAAAATGAAAGAAAAAATCAACACATTATGAACGCAAACACAGAATCAGAAAAAATGCAAGAAGAGTTAGAGCCAATTATAGCGGGAGTAGATTTTTCAAACTCTCTTGACCTTTTAAACAAATTAAAACCAATTAAAAAAAAATGACTGAAACAATTAAACTACTAGACGGTTCTGTATGGGATAAAAAAGAATTAATTAAAAATATGGATAATGATGATTTCTATTACAACGAGTGTGGAAAAAAAATGTTATCAAGTAGTATTTGTAAAACTCTTCTCGACTCTTATAAAAGATACTATCTTGTAAATAAATACGGGCAAAAAGAATCGCAACCCTTAAGAGACGGTTGGCTATTCCATACAGCTATATTAGAGCCTAACTTATTTGGGGAGCAATTAGTTGTAGACGTTCAAAGCAAAAACACTAAAATGTATAAAGAAGCTCTTGAAGCCGCTGAGGAAGAAAAAAAAGGTACAAAGGTTTTTACATTAAAAGAAATAAAAAATGCAGAAAAATTAGCGGATGCATTTCTAAAAAATAGCAAATTAGTTCAATATCTAAACAAAGCACAATTTGAAGTACCGATAGCGGGAGAAGTAATGGGAATGCCGTTTAGAGGAAAAGCTGACATTATTTCTAAAGAAGGATGGATTATTGATTTAAAAACGACAACTTCAATTTCAAAATTTAGATATAGCGCTGACACTTATTGTTATGATTTACAATGTTATATTTATTGTCATTTATTCGGAGTTAGTTACAAAGATTTTAAATTTATTGCTATTGATAAAGATAGTACGGTGGCTGAATTTTTTAATGTTTCAGAAAGTTTTTATTTAAAAGGACAGGACAAATGCGCCAAAGCAATAAAAGAATATAAACAATGGCACGGGAAAGACTTGGATGAATATTTGAAATTTAGTATCTTATGAATGATTATATTAGCGTTAGGATAAAAGACAAAATTCACAGCAGAATAAGCTCACACGGTAATAAATTAAAAAGTCTTTTAAAAACTAGACACGAATCATTTACTAAACAAGATCAAGAAATAAATTATAAATTAATTAGTTTTACTATCCGAAATTTAAAAGTTTGGAAAGAAATTCAAAATAGAAATCAGTATTATGAGAATAAGATACAGCAACTCAAATAACAATATATATTCAGCACAGCAAATAGCAAGAACATTAAAAATTATAAGCGGAATAGATGTTTTTGAAAATACAAGAAAAAAGGAAGTAATAGAACTCAGATCTCTAGTAGTTTATATTTTAAGGTCAGTAGAAAATATGACTTATAATAATATAAAACAATTCTTTATAATTAACGGAAAAGATTATGATCACGCAACTGCTTTACACGCATTTAATAATTATGAAATGTATTGTAAGTATAATAAAAACTTGGAATTTTATTTTACAAAACTTGTAAGTGAATCACAATCTGAAAAAGCAAGAAAATTAATTGCAAAATCATTGATAGATAACTCAGGAGTTGAAGTAGCTGAAACTTTAACTTATATGATTAAAGAATGAAACAATTAACGTTTTGGGAGGAAGATAAATTGTCTGAATTTCGCCCAATAAAATATTGGAGCGTCCGTAGTCAAAACAAAAATCTAGTCCCAAATGTTCCGGTAGTTTTTTTAAATTATCTTATAAATAGAAGAGGGCAAATATATAGTAAACTCTCAGATAAAATATTGACTCAAACAAAACGAGATTATGACCCGTACATATACGCTTACATAAAGATTTTTAACCAAAATTACAATACAAGATTTTCTTTGCACCGATTAGTTGCTTGCACTTTTGTTGAGTGTTTTGATAAAAAAACATATAATTTTGTAGATCATATAGACGGGAACAAAATAAACAACCATTATTTAAATTTAAGGTGGGTAACAAATTCTCAAAATCAATTAGCTAGATATACCAATATTAATCAATTAGACATATTATGAAAATAGAAATAGATAAAATTAAACCTAATCCGGAAAATCCAAGAATTATAAAAGATTATAAATTTAAAAAACTAGTTATGTCTATAACAAATTTTCCTGAAATGTTAGAAAAAAGACCGATTGTTGTTGATGAAAATATGATCGTTTTAGGAGGTAATATGAGATTAAAAGCTTGTCAAGAAGCGGGACTAAAAAAAATAGACGTTATAATTGCTGAAGGCTGGAGCGAAAAACAAAAAAAAGAGTTTATAATAAAAGACAATTCAAATTTTGGGGAGTGGGATTGGGATGTTTTAGCAAATCAATGGGACACGGAGAAATTAAAAGATTGGGGTTTGGATATTCCGAAATGGGAAGACGCCGAAGAAACTGAATCCGAAATAGAAGACACCGGAGAGTATAGTTTTCCTGATGAAGGGCTAGAACCTTCTCATACTAGAATGATTCAGTTGTATTTAAATGTTGATACAGAGCCTGAATTTAAAAAAATGGAGTTAGCTCTTAGAAAAAAACTTGGAGCTGATAACGCAACAGATACTGTTTTTCAAGTAATTAAAAATGAATATGAAAAGCTCAATTGAGATAATAAAATTAAAGCCTGTTTTAAATGACGAAAAAGTCAACAAATTAAAAGGCGCTTTATTAAGTGAAAAAGATTATAATACTTTAGTGACTTATGACGCAGACGTATATTGTAAAGAGACAGGAAAAACAATAGCTAAATTTAGAAAAAAAGTTATTCCTAGTAATATTTGTAGAGACGCTTATGAAAATTTAAAAGGAGCTTCTAGACATTCTAACAATAGAGCAATAAGCTCAGGCGAAAAAGAAAACGGAACTTTTGGAAAAAATCCGATTAAAAAAGACGGAACGCAATCCAGTAACAGAAAACTTTTAACGGAAGTAAACAGCGGTATTATAGGTTATTTTGATAAAAGTCCTAGAACTCCCTATTGTAGACAAACTTCTTTTAATGAAAAGGAATTTAGTAAATTTAAAAAAGCATATCCGATAATTAAATTTGTAGATAAAGCTTATTCAAAATTAATGCCTCAAGAATATAAACTTCAAAGAACCGAAGCTGATAAAACAGCGCAAGATTTTGTTATTACTAATACTGCTTTTACTACTGTAACAGTAAATAAAAATTGGCAAACCGCTGTTCATACTGACTCTGGAGACTTCGAGAAAGGTTTTGGAAATTTAGTTGCTCTTAGAAAAGGAAGGTATGTTGGTGGATATTTTGTTGTTCCAAAATGGGGAGTTGCTTTTGATTTACAAGTTTCTGATCTTTTACTAGTAGACGTTCATCAATGGCACGGAAACACTCCTATTGAATTAATAGACAAAGACGCTAAAAGAATCAGTTTAGTTATGTACTACAGAAAAAATATGATCAACTGCGGGTCTGCTAAAGAAGAAAACGAAAAAGTAAAGAGAAGAAAACCCGGAGACAAATTTAATGAATAAATATAATTTTTATGATTTTTCTAAAGAGCTACTTTTAACGGGTGACATAGATCCGGATTACATATTTTTAAGAGAAAAAAGCAAAGAACTGGGTTTTAATAAAAAACAAATATTTAACTGGATACTACATAAATTAGTTATCTACGACAGTCACTCAGAGTTACAAGTTATTTCTAAGATGAAACCAATCGACCAAGTCAAGTTCGGAAACGAAAGACGAAAAAGTAAACACAACGCAAAAGAATATCTAAATAATATACAAAGAGCTTTTATGGGAGTTAACGTAGAGAAGTTTTTTTTAGAAAACGGTAACAAAATATTCAATAGAATTAAAACAATAAAAGGATTTGGACCTTGGGCGGCTTGGAAATTTATGGATTTGATTGATTGTTGTTACGGAGTAGATGTAGATTTTGAATCTTTAGATTTCAGAAAAGCATATACATTTCCTTTAAAAGGACTTCTTTTAGTTAACGATATGCCGGAAAATTTAAAAATACTTACAGATACGAATATCTATAATAAATTATTAAAAAACGCTTATTCTATTTTAAAAGACTTAAAAAACATAGACTCTCCTCATAACAACGGAAAAGGTTTAAGATTAAACGAGTTGGAAACTTTACTTTGCAAGTATCATTCCCACGTTCATAATAAGTATAAACCCGGTCAAGATCTAATTCATTTAAATAATAGAGCTAAAGAATGTATATTGTAAAATGATTATAGCAATAGGAGGAGAACCCGCTTCAGGAAAAACAACTCTATTAAAAGATATAATTAAAAACTATAAACCTTTAAGCACTTTTAAGTTTAAATTAGTTAGAGGACTATACAATAAAAAAAATAATATATATTTTATAGGCATTTATGATAATTCAATCTTCTCAGGCACAGACAAACTTTCAATGGCTGTTCAACCTGATTTTTTTAAATTTTTAGATAAAGTTAAAAATTCGTTGGTTATCTTTGAAGGAGACAGATTATTCAATCAAAGTCTGTTTAATAAATATAAATGTAAAATAGTTGTTTTAAAAGCCGATAATAAAACTTTGGAAGGTAGACACATATTAAGATCAGATAATCAAACAGAAGTGTTTAAAAAGGCTAAGAAAACAAAGATTGTAAACATAATAGAAAAGAACAACGTTATATTATATAACAATAACACGGATGAAGAATACAAACGGCTTAAATTAGAGATCATTAATTTGATACAAAAATAGACAAAAATGGACACAAAATTAACAAAAAAGGCTTTTATTGAAACTTACGAAAAGAGTTTCGGGAACGTTACTCGAAGTTGTAGAGCGGTAAACATATCAAGACAAACATATTATAACTGGAAAAAAAACGATAAAGATTTTAAAAATACTTTAGATTGTATTGAACCTGAAAATATATTTATTGATTTTGCAGAAAGTAAATTAGTAGATAAAATAAATACAGGATGTACGGCTTCTATTATTTTTGCATTAAAAACAAAAGGTAAAAAAAGAGGATACGTGGAAAGACAAGAAATAACAGGAGCAGAAGGATTGCCAACTAATGTAACAGTTGAGATTATCAGGAATGAGAATAAAGACTAATGATGTTTACGGGCATTTAGTAGATAGTAAAAAGAAAATTATTATTGAACAGGGCGGAACAAGATCAGGTAAAACTTATAATATTTTGCTTTGGATCATATTTAGTTATTGTACTAATAAAAGAAATAAAACTATAACAATATGTAGAAAGACCTTTCCTAGTCTTAGAGCCTCAGTGATGAGAGACTTTATAGATATTCTAAAAAAGCATAAAATGTATGCAGAGGAGGCTCATAATAAGTCCTCAAGCGAATATCAATTGTATGGAAATTTAATTGAATTTATAAGCTTGGATCAACCTCAAAAAGTAAGAGGAAGAAAAAGAGATTTGTTATTTATAAATGAAGCAAACGAATTGTATTGGGAAGATTGGCAACAGTTAATATTTAGAACGCAAGAAAAAATAATAATTGACTACAACCCTTCAGACGAATATCATTGGATATATGATAAAGTAATACCAAGAAATGATGCCGATTTTTTTCAAACTAATTATTTAGACAACCCTTTTTTAGAAGATACGATCAAAGAAGAGATTGAAAGACTAAGAGACACAGACGAACAATATTGGCAAATCTACGGACTAGGAATAAAAGGAGTAACGAAAGCAACCATTTTTAGATATATTGAAACTAATACAATTCCTGAAAACGCAAACTTTTTATCTTACGGTATGGATTTTGGATACACTAACGATCCTACAACTTTAATCGGTATTTGGACTGAAGGCTATAATCTGTATTGTAAGGAGTTTTTATATAGAACATTAATGACCACTACAGATATACATAATTTTTTAAAAACGTTAAATATAAATAGAGAAATGATTTGGGCGGATTCAGCAGAAGTAAGACTTGTTGATGAATTGAGAAGAATGGGTTGGAATATTAGACCAAGCATAAAAGGTAAAGACTCTGTGAATGCAGGAATAGATTTATTAAAAAGATATAAAATACATATTACTAACGATAGTTCAAACGCTATTCAAGAATTTAGAAACTATAAATGGAAAGAAGATAAATCAGGCAGAACTATTAATATACCGATTGATAAACATAACCATTTAATTGACGCTTTAAGATATGGAACTTACAGTATTTTATCAAAACCAAACTTCGGAAAATATGCAATAAATTAAAATACGTTTTGAGATATCAACTTTTTTTAATATCTTTATAGTATAAGAAAAGAGAATTAATAACTTTGAGCCATATATTCGATTTATTCGTTTTTGTAAAGGAACTATGATTCTCCTCTTTTTTATAAAAAGCTGAAACTAAATAAAACTAACTATGAAAAAATTAAAAAAATTTTATCCACTTAAATTTAAAACGTCTTATTTTAAACAGTACGAGGCTCAAGAAAGCCAAAATCTTAAGTATGTAATTTATACAACTGTTAATAACGACAAAGAAGAAAATAGTTTTTTTGAAGATCTATGTCACGAATCTAACCTTAAAATTGAAACAATCTCTGTATGTTAAATTACAGCTCTCCCTTTCTTATAATTAATTAAACAAAACTATGGAAACACTAAAAGAACTATTCAGTAAACAAAATAGATCAACCTCAATCAAACTAATAACCTACCCTTTAATATGGTTTGTTATATTTTATGTAACTATCTACTCAATTGCTTGGTTAGATTATAACGTTTTTTACTAATGGGATACGAAAGACATAATGGCTGGACTAACTACGAGACTTGGAGAGTTAACTTAGAGATCTTTGGAGATCATTATGAAGACTTTTTAGAATATGATAAAGACTCCTTAAAAGAATACGTCCAGGAATTAATTGAGCAGGATTGTGAGAATAATTTGGCAATATCTTATGCAACAGCTTTTTTAGATAATGTTAATTATTATGAGATATTAGAACATATCGAAGATTATAAAAATGAAAATAAATGTCCTGAATGTGACGCTGAAGTTGATGGCGGAGGGACTTGTTCAAAAGAATGTGAAGAAGCGCAGATGATATAAATTTTTTATTTAGTTTTATTTGGTTAAATTAGGGCGGTCAATTAGATTGCCCTTTTTTTATAAATACAACTAAAATCTCGTTATATAATTATGGAAGCACCAATACTTGTACCAGACTCACTAGACGAAATAACATTAGAACAATATCAAACTTTTGAGAAATTAAACACAAAAGAAAATCAAGGTACTATTTTTTTAATGCAAAAAATGATGGAGATCTTCTGTGGAGTTAAATTTGAATTAACTTTGAATATTGCTCATAAAGATGTTGTTAGAATAGCAGAGCATTTATATAAATTATTAAACAAAAAGCAAAAGTTAAAAGAGGTGTTTATTTTAGGCAGAACTGAGTTTGGTTTTATTCCTAAATTAGATGATATTACTCTTGGAGAATATATTGATTTAGATAATTATCTCGGAGACTGGTCAAATATGCATAGTGCTTTATCTGTTCTTTATAGACCAATTACAAAAAGAAAAGATGAAAGATATTTGATTGAAAAATATGACGGAACTAAATACAGCGAAGTAATGAAACAAGCTCCATTATCAGTTGCAATTGGTTCTATGGTTTTTTTTTACAATTTAAGGAGCGAATTATTAAAACATACTCTGACTTATTTGAAGAAAGAATTGGGGACGAACTTAACCTTGGAGCAAATGAAAATTTTGGAACAAAGTGGGGATGGTATCAAAGCGTCTTTGGACTCGCTCTCGGAGATATTACAAGATTTAAACATATCACAAGCTTAAAAGCAACTGAATGTTTTATGATGTTAGCGTTTATGAAGGAAAAAAATCAATTAGAAACAGACCAAATTAAAAATAGAAATAAAGTATAAATGGCGCAGCAAGGAACTAGAAGTTTTTATCAAATAACGAACGAATTAAAGACTAAATTATTAGCAGACCCAAATGTCAACACGGTTACTTTTGGAGATATTTCAGACATTGATTTAAATAAACAAACAATATATCCTTTAGCGCATATAATGATTAACGGGGTTTCTTTTCCTGATAAATTAATGAATTTTAATGTAAGCGTTATTACAATGGATGTAGTTGACGTTTCTAAAGACGAGATTGTTGATATATTTACAGGTAATGATAACTCTCAAGATGTAATTAATACTCAATTAGAAGTGCAAAATAGACTTTTAATGGATTTAAAACGAGGAGACTTGTACGACTCTAATTATCAATTGTCCGGAGAACCAAATTGCGAAATGTTTACTGATAGATTTGAGAATGAAGTCGCGGGTTGGGTGTCTACTTTTAATGTTCAAATTATTAACGATATAGATATTGACGGAATATAATGGATTTAAAACAGGTTGAAAAAGAATTAAATAAATTTGCAAAATATGTTATTCAGCAATCAAGAAGCAGGTTAACTAGATTCAAAAAAAACAGCAGTAAATCCTTGTATGATAGTATAACTTTTTATCCAAAAGAAAAAACACTTCCAACTTTGTCGTTTGAGTTTGAAGATTATGGAATGTTTCAAGATAAAGGAGTTAGAGGAGCTGGAGGAGTTAGAAAAACAACAAGCGTTTTTAATCCTCGAAATAATAAAGGTAAAATGTGGAAACAAAAAGGAGGCAATAGTCCTTTCAGTTTTAAAGAAGGGAAAAAGCCTTCAGTGAAACATTTTAAAGATTGGGCAAAAACAAAAGGTTTAAATGCTTTTGCTGTTAGAGAGGCGGTATATAGACAAGGAATAAAACCAAGCTTATTTTTTACCGTTCCCTTTCAAAGAGCTTTTAAAAATCTTCCTCCTGAAATAGCGAAAGCGTTTGGGGAAGATCTTGGAGGCTTGTTTAACGATATGAATAAATAATTATGACTAAAATAAACGCTAGAAGTCCATTTTATGTTTCTTTTTCTGAGCCGGTTCAAGACTTAAAAACGTTTGATTGCGGAGTAGCTAAAGGAAACAACTTTTCACTATCAGTAGCTCAAGACGGAGAAGTGGTTTTAGTGAGTTGGCTTTCGGAACGATTGAAAAAATTTCAAGTACTGCCGCTGATTTTACCAATAATAAATTTGATACTGTATCTGTAAACACAGCTAGAACCGTGACTCTAAGAATAGCTATTCCAACCGGATTCGCAAACAGTTCTGACGCATTTTTTTTATGTGATGTTGACGCTGTTCAACCTCTTTTTAATTCCGGTACAAGTTGTACAGTTAACACGACCTTAAACGGAAGCATATCAGATCAAACTTTAACAACTGCGGGCGGCACTTCTAGTTCTTTAAATCTTTCAACTAAATTTACTGAAGGAAACTATCCAATTCTTGGGTATCGTGTTTTTAATAGCACTCCCCAATTTATTTCAGTTTCTCAAGTTAGTGCTACGGGAGGAAAAACCCAAAGCATTCAGTTTACAGCTCAAGATAATTGCGGAGAAGCTATTGTTCATATTTATGCTTTAGATCAATTAACGACATTTGACGGTTCTGGATCTTGTACAGCGCATCAACAGGCTAAAATAACTGTAAATGGATGTAGTTCTAATTATGATTGTACTAATACAAACGGGAAAGGTGGTGGCGTAGCTTCAGACGGTACGATCACTTTAGTAACCGTTAACACTTCTATTCCTGCTACTGGATCAGTATCAGTAAATGCAGATGGATCTAATCCTATTGCTGGCGGTCAACCTTTTACCGCGCCTCTGGGAGCAAACACAACCGGAAGCGTTAGAAACGTTTCATTGTATTTTAAAATACTTATTCCGAGCGGATACGCAAACACAGGAAACGGATCCCAATATATTTGGTGTCAAAAAACTTTTGTACAACAATCTCAAGGAAGCGGAACAACTACATTGCCAGCTTTTACTTACGCAACATCGAATCATTTCGGTTATCAAATTACTTCAAAAGGTTCAATTATACAAGGCGAAGTTCAAAAAGGAACTATTAAATCATATGCGCCTATAACATTTGATCAAGTTTTAACTGATACTGCAAGAACTGTAAATTTTACAATTACAAGTCCAAATGAATCTACCGTTTACAGCAATCCTAATACAGACATCACAGAAGCCGTAACTATAACAATGCCGGCTTACACTCCTGTTTGCGGATCTTTTACGGCGTACATTACAGGACCGTTTGAAGGCGGCACAGATCCTTTAATAATAATGGATTCAACAAAAACATATTCAGCAACTCAAAGTATCAGTATGAATGTTAGTTTTGCTAATTTAACTTTAGGCGTTAGGACTTGTTTTAATGGGAGCGCATTTAGAGGAAAAGGCTTTTGGTACGGTGTTCGATCTTTTTCCGCTGCTGTTGGCGCAGGTCAAGGAGCAGGAACTACAACAATGCTTTATATTGATGAATACGGAATTGTTCAAAGTATAGCGGATTGGAACGCTGATGAAGGCAACGGAGGAGTAGGAGGAGAAAAATAATAAATAAAAAATGGCACTAAAGAGAATAGAATTACAATTATGGATTTACACAGGAACAACGACCAACGCTCCTAGTGATCCAACATACTCTATAAGTAAGGAAAAAATACAAGGACAAGATAGAATAAATTT